AACCGGTACTTCTCTTTGCCCTCTATAAAAACCATTTTCAACAACTTTCTTTATTGATCTACCCTCTGGAAGTAAAGCTGCAACTGTAGTAAATACTGTTCTTACTGTTTCTTCTGGATCTATTCTTACATCTAAATCAACAGGATCAGCCTGTTTAAAATTATCATCTGCTGGAAATAAGTTATCGTAAGTCCTTACGGTAAAATCATCTCCAATACTATAAAAAAGAGGTAGTAATTCTTTATCAAACTTTGAATTATCTAAAAATATATCTACATTAGTTTGAAGTGTTTGTAAGTCTATAGATCCTCTTGCAACCTTAGATAGTCCTCTTCTCTGTCTGTTTAACTCTTTACCATAGACATTACTCATATAATCCATCCAAACATTTTCTAAATTATTAATAGCTTTCCAAAGTTCTTTCTTATCTTGTTCAGATTTATAATGTTTTACTGTTGGTAGTCCAAGAAACTTAGTTGTTGGCTCCTCCCATCCATACAGATCAAACTCTACTGATTTTTCTTCTTTAACTTTTTCAGCTTCTTTATTTGCCCAATTATATGCCCTCATCTTATTAGATTTAGATATATCTCCTCCCCACAATAACCAAGCTACTTGGCCTGCTGTAGGCTTATCTGATCTACCCTCTAAGTAGTCATCTGCTTTGTCTGAGTCTAGATCTCCCTCATGTCTTGAAAACCATGCGGCCATTCTGACTACTTTAGAATCTGAAATCTTTCCACTAGCCATCTCTCTAGCCTCTCTCTTTGTTTTGTCTGTAAGACCATCTCCAGCGTATTCAAGAAGATCTAATCCTCTTTGTGCGTTCTTTTGTATGTAACTAGGAACTTTTTCTACTTTAATTTCTATATTTTCTTCAATATTCTTTTTAGTAGATTTAGGATGATTTTCTGGTAGTAAATCTGTATCAAAGGCTCTATTTCTAAATCTACCTGTTCGAAGTGCACCTATAAAAGTATTAACGCGGGCTAATGCCCATTGATCAGAAGAAGTAACACTAGGCCTGACTGATGCTGGATTAGTATTATAAGCCCCTACTCCTCTTTCAAAAACTTGTCTTAACATAGAATAAGTAGCTCTGTACTTAGGATCTTTTTCGTTGTGTTCTGAAACTTTATCTCTTAAAATGTTTTCTATTCTTTTACTTACTGCTTTTTCTTCTACTTCTATATTTGTATCAGCTTGATACATTGTTACATCTTGGCTGTCTTCTGTTGGTACTTCTGCTACCATCATGTTTCTTATAAAATAATCTCCATTATCTAGTGGAGGTAACTGTGTTGCTGATCTTGCCTCATTAACAGTTACAAAACCTGCATTAAATCCCTGTGTGATCCTATTCATTGTAGCGTCTTCATCCTGACTTAAAGCTCTTACATCTGATAGATCGTATTTAAAACAATACTTAGGATCTGATTCAAAATCTTGTAATAATAGTTGTTTTGTAAATTCATTAGCGAAGTGATTCCAAGTAGGTATTAATTTTTGTTCTGTAAAGAACTCTCTTAGTTCTCTTACATTACTGTAAGTTGCGCGTTCTAGTCCTGATCCGAGTCCTGCAAGGATTGCTGGCACGCCTAAAACTGCAGATATTCTTTCTTCGTTAATATATCTAAGTTTTCCTATTTCTAGATCTTTTGGACTAAAAGAAAGAGTTTGTATATCAACTTCTCCACCTGAGATCACAAGTGGCCTACCTCTATTCTCTCCTCCAAATCTTCTTCCAAATACTTCAGCTATATTCTCTGCCTCATCACTTGTCATAGATAGATCATTTTTTGGAGATATAACAACACTTGGAACACCTGTATTCTTAACTAAAGCTGCTCCCATCTGTGATGCCGCTGCATCCCCTAATACTTCTACCATTACAGATCTAAGAGGAGCTAATCCTCTTCTGTGATTTCTAGGATCTATTCTTTCTCTTAAATGGATCATATCTTCAGGAGGTATAGATAATGTATTGCCTTTTTGTTTGTATTCGTACTTTGTAATTAATTCTTCGTTGTTTCCTTTAACTTCTACCATATCAGGTAAAAGAGGTACTAACTGAACAACAGATCCTGATTCGTTTTTAAGTTTTAGTAAAAATGCATCTCCATAAACAGCTACAGAAGTCATAATATAGTTATTAAGAAGATTAGAACTCATATTAGGATTAGGATTTTTTAATAATTCACTTGCTGGATGATTAGGTATATACTCTAATCCCTCATCTGTCTTTATATAAACTTCTAAAGGTGGCTCAGAGAATGCAGTTCCTAAAACATTAAGACATGCTAATGCTGCTGAATTACCCTCTGGGCTCATCTGATTTACACCAGAATAAAACCCTGCGTCTGTATTAAATGGAAAAACTATCTGACTTGTTGGGACTTGTCCATAACTTTTCTGTTCTGCATCTGATCCCTGTTGTTTAAAAAAACCTCTAATATTATCTGTCAAACCCATCTAGGTAACACTCCAATTCGTTTTCCTAACTATTCCAAATCTTGCTGCATAAGCAAGAGCATCTACCTGATCATCATGCGAGCCTGCAGATGGAAAGCTAGTCAATTCTCTCTCAAATTCTATCAGCCAATTAGCATTCTTCAAAAACCATATACTGCCATTTTCAGTACCAGCTGCAGCAGGAACTGCTCTTGCAGTTTTACTTTTATCAGCTTTTAAATTCCTAATAGGTAGTCCTGATCTTCTTGCCATCTGAATAATTCCTAAACCGAAACTAGAGTCCTCTACTCCCAACCATGACATATTCCATTTATTGATCATTGCTTCAATCTTTGGTAGTAGTTCTGGAGCCTCTAGTCTAGCCCTGAAAACATCCAAGACTAATAGCTTACCACTTGGACTAGATCCAACTGTCATTATTACTGAATAATCTGCAGTTTCTTTTGTACTTAATGCAGTGTCCATAGTTCCAAAGATACTTAGATCACTATGCTTAATTACTTCATCTCCTAAGATATATTCTGGATCTTCTTGATCTATAACCTCAAAATACTTAAACCACTCTCTTTTAAACATGTGTCCTACTTCTGTAAACTCAGCTAAAAACTCTTGTGCATATACAAGTGATCCTAGTTCTTCTCTTGCTGTTTCTAATTCTTTAGGATCTATTCTAGGAGATTGTTCAGTCGGATAATGAAATACTACCCAATCATCTTTCTTTTTAGCGTTTTCAAACAACTCATAAAACCAATTTATCCCATTAGGAGTACTAATCATAAGACTCTTACCTTTATTATCTGATAAGATCGGTCTTACTGTGTCCCAAGTTTCTTTATCCATGTAAGCAACTTCATCAAAGATCACAAGACTTATACCTCCAGCACCTCTTAAAGATTCAGGTTTATTAGCAGATTTAATCTGTATAGATCCACCACTCTGTAAAACTATTCTTTTTTCTACTTCTCTAGTTTCTGCATAGTCTTCCGGTAACTGTCTAACTAAAGATTTTAGATTTAACCATGCTTCTAAACTTTGTGGATATACAGGAAAGATTACCCATACTTTTAAACCTTTTAATGCTTGATCTACTGCAGCTACTAGAGATAAAGTACTCTTACCCCATCTTCTACCACAAACAGCTATAGTATGTCTGTTCTCATTGATAGCTTTTATAACTTCTAATTGTCCTATATGTAAATCAGGCGGACTAGCTTTAATAGTCTGGATCATCCTGTTCCCAATCCCATTTAAAGTTAATTTGTGGATAATCTATCTGTGTAACTTGTACTTGTGGATTACTAAGACCATAGATCTGTGCAATCATTTTATAACAAATATCTAATATTCCTTTTAATTCAGTAGGATTCATAGAGGCTAGATCTCTTTCATTTATTTCCCCTAATATTTTAAAAACTAATGGTTTTATTTCATCTGCTAGATCTCTTACAGTTTCTCCAACTTGTGCTAAAACAGTAGATATTATCTGCTCATTTAACATCTTATTTATAGCATTTATACGATCAACCCATCCATTTTTGCTAGATATTTGCTTTATTCTCCGTTCTGTAAGAGTGAAATTTACGGAAACTTTTTTAAGCGTTCTAGCAGCACCTAAAGCTAAATAATACTGAAATCGTTTAAAATCTATATTGGATTCTCCTACTTGTTGTTGATAAGGTAAAGCCAAAGACATATCATCTATAAAATCCATGTTCTTATTATATCTAGTTTATTTTATATTTTATCTTTTAATGATTATGCATATAAGCTTCAAGATAAGTGATACGATCTCTAAGATTATCAAACTCCCACGATTCTAATTGATTGTTTTCTAGAGTAGTAATCTTCTTTAAAAGATCTTGCCACTCCCACTTCATTAGTTCGTACGCTTGTGAATCTTGAGGAGGATTGTTTAATTCAGAAATATACCTTGCTTGAAAGTCTTCTAATTTCCACTCTAGATCTCTTACTTCTGATTCTAAGTTCTGGTAATTAGCTCTAAGTGTTGTGATTTCTGTTTCTAAATACTCTGCATTGTAAGCTTCTTGTTCTAGTTGATATAGTTTTTCATAAAGTATAGCTATATCATTTGAAACCATTGTAGATTCTTTAAGTTGATAGAACTCATATTCAATATTATTCATCCGATCATCTATACCAGTTAAGGTATTTACTATCTGCGTTACAGATTGGAAACCCGCTCCAATAGATCCCATAAGAGTTATTGCAGTAACTATTATTGCTAGATTATCTTTTAATTTACCGATCATATCTTACAAGAATCTCCACAATCGTTTTCAAACTCTTGTGATCTGTCTATAAATACAGGATTATCAGTAATTAAGTTATCTGGGAGTATAAAGTCTTTATCCATAATTTTTACAATGTAATTTACAACCACAACAAAGATATTTACAGTTGCACATTATCCACCTAATTTAATTAATACCTCTGTTAAAGCGTTATTAAGTTCTCTTTCACGAAGTGCTAAATCTAAAATACTCATTTCTAATTTTTCTATTTGTACCATGTATATAGCTACTGATTGTTGAAGATCGTTTACAGTTTTAAACAACCAACCAACCAACGCAGCTAATCCACCTTGCAATACTTGACTTAAATTTACTTGTGCTTTCATACTATTAATTTAGAGGTAAAACACAAAATAACGAAATTCTAATATTGTTTTTAGTCCCATTTTCCTTAATGTAACAAGATAATTTATCTTTTGAAAAAAATTCTAAAGAGCCTCTTCTCCAGAGTATATTTTTTGTTTGTGGATCAACTATTCTATGATCTGTTGGAATTATAAATCTGACTTCTGTATTTTTTCTATATACAACACCTCTGTAATTAAGTGTCATATCTTTCTCTATAATGCATTTTCTTTGCGGTTTTTCTATACAAGTATGGATCTACAACTCTACTTAATAATTTATTTTCATCATCTACCATATTGATATAAATTATGTTTAAATAATTTATTAAAGTTTCTGCAGATTCTTTCTGAAACTCTACTAAGCCCTTATGAGTAATTGTTTTAATGTTAAATGTCCCACTTCTATTCATAGTTACTTCAACTCCGGTAAAAGAATTTTTAACTACACAAACAAAACCTAAACCTCCCTGCTCTTCTAGATCTGTATTAGGCTCTATTTCTCTAATTTTTTGTAATTTGTCTATTAGTGTATGTTCATTAGCAATAAATAACATTACTGTTCTGTAACCGATATTTATTTCATCAGACGCATACTCCATTAAAAAAGACTCTCCGCGTAATACTCTACACATAATTTATACATGTGTAGTTTATGGTTGTGTTTTGTACATGGCATACCATCTATTTTATGACCTTTAGCCCTTAATTCTGATATTCTTTGTGCGTAATCTTTAATCCTGTTTTCAAAAATAAATACACTAGAACAAACATAAGTATTCTCATTTCTCTTCAATATATTAAATATTGTCTGTTTATCACTCATCATCAACCTCCAAATAAATTTAGTTGGACTTCCATGTCTGAAAACTCAACCTCATAATTTTTATTAACCCCTTTAGGATATTCTAATAAATCTAATTTAAAATTTCTCATAATAAGTTTTTTATCTGTTTTAGATCCTAAAACCTGTATATATCTATGTTTACCCTTAATGTTTTTCTTAGATAGATCATAAAAATCTATAATATCTTGATTACTTATCTGATCCTTAGTCTTTCCTACTTCTTTTTGAAATGTTGTACTATGTTTCTTGTGTCTAAAGTTTTTGAAATGAAACTCTTTACCATCTGGATATTCATACTGTATTGAATTACTAGAAACACCTGTATATAAAAAATTAGTTGCTTGATAGATATAACCATTATGGCCATTATTGGGATCAGCGAAACTAACTATTATGATCGGTTTAGGTAGTAGTTTAAAAGATTTTATAACAAATTGACTAAGTACATTTCTAGGAAGATCATCAACAGTAATTAACCGGTTAAGTTCATAAACAATCTTTTTATATTTATCTCCTGCGATTGACTCAGCTAATGTAGCAGATGGACTCATCCCATAAGTTATAACACCTTTAATTATTCCATCAATATATAGACCATAAGCATAAGAAACAGAACATAACCTTTTTGCATAGTGTTTATTTAACAACCAATCTGAGTAAACATTTTTAGGAACTTTTTGTACTAATATTTGCATAATAGATCCTCCCATCACTAGACCAATTCTTTTTTTCTGTCCAATAGGTAAGATCACAATCAGAACAAATAAAAGTAAATCCCCTAAATATTGTTCCTCTCTTTCTCCAGAGATCACAACTTACACAAAGAAACCTAGTTGGAGATGCCATATCTACCCCAACATTTTTTACTACTATTCCACCATGACCAATTGCCAATATTTTCTACTATCCATGAAGACACCTTGACATTAGTTTCAGCATCGTACATATCTAACCCCCTTTTATATATTTTTTCTTCTAACCATTGTTCTGTATTTGAGTTGATCTGGAATAAACCCTGATCATAACTCCCATCTTTATTATAGCCTGTAACTTTAGATCTTCCAGAAGATTCACAATATAACACAGTTATTGCTAGAGTAGATTCCTCAGACTGAAAGTACTTGTTAATTAAAGGAATCCACTCCTGCACCTCTTTTGCTATCTCACATTGATAAGATGTGTTTATAATTTCGTGAATATTTTGTTTACTTAGTTCAACAGATCCTAACAACGCACAAGATAGTAAAAGATTAATCATAATTTATCATTTTTTATTAAGTACCATGCTAAATAATTTATGGATACAAAAATAACAATTATAAAAACCAAATCCACTATCCTGCCCAATCTTTTACATACTTAGTATGTTTTCTTGGAGTGCCATCTTTGTTTAATGTACCTTTTGCCTTAAAATCACAATTACAGGATTCTCTATAAATTGTATAACCAAATATTTTTTTAAATTCATTTACATATTTTCTTATACTTCCTTTTGGAAATTCAGGATCTATAGAACATATTTCCTGATCCATTTCTAAAAGTATTCTAATTTTTTGTCTATCTGATAAGATTATTCTTGTTTTTAAACCCATCTTCAACCTCCTATATTTATTCTACTCTTCTTTACTCTGCTCTACTCTGCCTCTGTAATGTTACTTATAACAACATAGTTACAACACATAATATTACTTAATTTCATCAGCAACATCCGGATGAATCTTTTTTTGTAGTTCTTTGTATTTCTTGTTAGATTCTTCTTGTTTTTTTCTTTTACGATATTCTGCTTGTCTTTTAGCGTTCATCTTTCTATATGTATCTAATTGATTGTATTTGTCATCCCAATCATGTACAAAATATCCAGACTTCTTTTTATCTATAAAACCTGCTTTTATCATTGCATTTAAAAGATCGTTTCCAGACCAGATAAGATCTTTACAGAGTTGTGCTTGTGGTATTTCTCCTCCTCTCTTACCATATTCAAAAGAGTAAGCCCACAACTTAACCAAAGATCCAATAGCCTCCATCTCTGATAAGTTGTTACCTCTAGCGAACATAATAAGTTTAGGATTTCTTAGTAGAGATATATCTACTTGTATTT